CCGTACATCACAGTAAACCTGGAAATGCGAAGATGGTGAGGGTAAACCTCATACGCGTCGGTCAAGTGATGAAATGTGATAGACTAAAGAATCACGGACAGGTGTACTTGGATGGCGAGGTCGTGCAACTCACCATGTTTCCAAATAAGGAGAGGAGCAGACTTGATAGACTCTTAAGTTAAAGTTTATACACTTTAATCATTTAAACATGGATTACATTTTTGAAATTGACAATGTCGTTAGCAAAGAGTTTTGCGAAGATGTCATTTCTCGTTTTGAACTGGATGAAAGAAAAATGATTGGACAAACGGTTGGTGGACTAAACGAAAATGTTAAAAAAAGTATAGATTTGGCAATTTCTATGCCAGAACCAAGAAAGGATTGGGATGATGTTATCATTGAAGTGGGTAAATGTGTAAATAAGGCACTCGAGGTCTACCGGACTCATGTAGAAGACGAGGGATTAGATAGGGGTCTCTCTATACACAAAACAATAAACAGTGTTACAATTGGATTACCTCAAATACAAAAAACCGAAAAAGATGGATTCTATACATGGCATCATGATGGATATTTAAACCGCGTTTTTACTTACATACTCTACCTCAACGATGTTAAAGAAGGTATCGGTGGAACTACTGAATTTTTGAATAGGGGACATATACAACCCAAAGCTGGTAAGCTTGTAATATTTCCAGCAAATTTAACATATATTCATCGTGGTACAAAATTAAAAGAGGGTGTTAAATATCTGATTACAAATTTTATATATGAGGGTCCACCAATTTTGAAACATCCTGGTGTTGAAGCTGAGAGTTTAGGAGCTCATGACACACCCAAAATGAAAAGTGTGGAAGAGGAAACTTCCGAACCAGAAAATGATGAAATATAATAGAAATGAACAGAATCAAAACAATTAATGATCACATTAATCCAAGAGACTTATCTCTCACTGAAATTGCGAAGCATAATACCGAAGAAGATTGTTGGGTAATTATCAAAGATACCGTGTATGATCTCACAAAGTTTTTGCCAGATCATCCAGGTGGCAAGAAGGCGATCATACTTTTCGCTGGAAAGGATGCGACGGAAGAGTTTGATATGCTCCATCCACCGAATGTTCTAAAGAAGTATCTCACACCGGAGGTGGTTCTCGGACCAGTTAAAAAATAGACTCGTCGGTATCGTCGTGAAGCTTGGTACATGTTACAACTATAACCGGTATCACAACCAAAATTATGATTACAGTTAATGCTACAAACATACCTATTAAAGTAGACGAACATAAAAAGTACAAGATGAACCTCTATAAGAAAGAATTGATAGCCAATCATGTCAAACTTGCTTATAAAGTTTCAAATGATGTATATTTCAAAACATACCCGCGACAGCGTGGTATACATACGAGGAAGGATATAAATAGTGTGGGGTTACACGGTCTCGTTCGGGCGGCTCAAAAGTTTAACCCGGAGTTGGGTTTCAAGTTTAGTACGTACGCATATCCATGGATTTATTGGAGCTGTAAAAATTGTTTGCGACGAACCACGATACATGAGGAACTTCAATTTTATGAAACTCCACCGTATTACGACAAAGAACCTGATATCCTCTATGGTCTAGATGATGTGAGCCGATACATTCTTGAAAACTACTATGGTAAACACCTAACCCTAAAAGACCTCGCGGTGGAATTGGGTGTCACTGTATATACAGTCACGAAATGGAGAGACAAAGCACTTCTTCATTTAAAGATATGATGCGACTGTATGACAAATGGCTCTCAAGAAACAAGAACTCACTTCTCGGGAGACCCCCGAGGCTATGCAAGAACGCATGTTTGAAGCCAAGCTTGCTGCGATGGAAAAGGCTATGAAGGGTGAAAAGGTTCGTTACAAGTCCAAACGAGACCCCGAGAGATTCTTAGATTTCTTGGAGTATCGATTGACGATTTGGGAACAACTCAAGGATGAGAAGTTCTATGCGAAGCGAATGTATGAAAAGACGAAGGAAGTTATTGAGGGTCTCAGTTGAGACTTGAGTAGTCACCAGCAATGTAATACACATCTTTAAAACCTAATTCAATAAGTTTCTCTGCCGCAAATCTGGCCCGTTGCCCAGTATTGCAGTAGACGAGTAGTCCCTTCTTTGGAAGTTCCGCTGTAGTCTTCTTGTTAATCTTATTCACTGGAATGTGGAGAGCACCCCGATAGTGGCCAGCTCTGTATTCTGCCATTGTGCGAACATCAATGACCTTCTTTATCTTTCCTGAGCGTATCATCTCCTTAGCCTTGGCGGCACTCACGAGGTTTGCACCCAAAAATGTATACGCTGCAGCCGCTGCGAGTGTTCCGACAACTATCACTGGAAACATTTACTTTAGACTCACATTTTACTTCCCGCCCAATTCATAATTTGTGTGAGGGACCACGAGCTGTTGATACCCCCTGGAAGTTCAAGTTTTGCCAAACTCTTTCTGACTCGCTCAACATTGATACCTTCAACAAGCTTTGGTACTTGTGCGACATGATTCAAGTTGAATCTTTTACCGTTGATATTTGTAATCTGTAAGATGTATGGAAAGTTTGTCACAAAGTATTTCCATTTGAGTGAAGTTCTATTTGAAGGTGGTGTATATTTATGAATAAGTGCCCATACAACCCTCTTTATGAATGTGAGGCGATCTCGTGGATCTTTTGGACCAATGGATGTACCCAATGTATCGTGCATCATGGCGATAAAAGCTTCAATATAACAGAAATGGTGTTGTGACAATTCATCATATTGTGAAATCTCAAACGACTTTTCTAAAACTTTCTTGTTCCGAATGTTAATATTTGTGTTCTTGAGAAGTTGTTTGTAATTTTCTATATTCGTACTCACAAATCCACCTGTTGGTTGAAATGAAGATTGTTTGTTTCTTATTGTGTATCTGTTTCCATAGACCGTACGAAGTTCATTCTTGAATTCTGTACGATTCGCTCCCATTGAATTGAACAACTTGATTTCCTTATTATTGTGATTTACTCTGGCGAGTGCATAGTGACCATCTCCACTTGGATATGTGTGGGCAATGTGAAGATACTCGGTACCATTACGATTTTTTGTTGGTTTGGTCATATTAGATGTTCGGCGACATTGAAACTTGAAGTCGTAGTCGGCCTCCTTTTTGATATCTTTTCCGATCTGTTCAAAGATACCTGGTCTTTGAAGGAGTTGTTTAGCAACTTCTCCAGCATCCTCAACAGCCATGAGATGTCTCGCGGCAAGACTTGTATTCATTTTACTCTCAATGTAATCAGATGCATCAATCTCAGCAGACTCACTTTTTACCTTCAAAAGGCGATTGCGAACATCCCTATTCTTAATAAGTTTAATAGGGGTGAGTTCCATCTATGCTTATATATCATTGATATTTTTAAATAACAATCATATATATGTCGTTAGTTTTAGTATGCCCACCAGTCATCATTGTTGAACGAAAAGTTCCAGTCATGACAGTGAATACGTGTCGTTTGGCTGCGATTTACCCATCCAATAACAACGTGTACCAAGTGGAGATACTCGAGG